CAGCTTCTTCTTCATTCCCGACATCCTCGCGCAGAATGATTTCTTGCGAGGTCCACCTTCAGGCTGCGGTGCCTTCAGGCCCGGTTTGCCGGGGTTAGCGGCGTTGTACGACGCCCGTCCCTTAGCATTTAAACCGCCTTTTGGATTCTTCCCTTCTTTACGCTGCCAAGCCGGAGACTTAGCCATAGATCACCATCGTTGAAACCACGGCTGACGGAATGATGTAGATGTTGGTCTGGAAAAGCAGACCCTCACCCGGCATCAGGATGTAATCCGCCGCAGTCGAACTTGCCTTGGTGTTGACGACGATTTTGGTAGCACCGCTTGCGCCACCGTCAATAAACGTAACGGTACCGGCACCCGAATCAGGAACGATGTAGATCGCCTTTACACGGGCACGGCCAATAACGAGGCTATTCTGGTCCAACAACTGACCTGCATCAGTGCGGACCTTACTAGCAAGGACATCTGTTTGCATACCCATCTGAGTCTCCTGTAATGGATGAAGGGGGCTAACGCCCCCCTACGAAATCTTACGGAGTCAGGCTGGAATACAGCGCGATGTACTTAACGGTCGAACCAATCTTGACCGGAATATAGCCAACTTGGGCCGAAACCGTGCCCGTGGCAACACCGGCAGTGATAGTGGTCGTGCCGATTACGAGCGTGTTGGACTGAAAACCGTTCTGCGAAACAACCGGGCCGGAAAACGTAGTAGTAGCCATTTCAAATCCTCACATGCGAGTAAGTGTTTACCAGTCTGCATGTCGTCAGTCGGGGCTGTCTGGTAAACGAATTTTTCCCGATAACGACTGTATATCACTAAAAAAGAGGGGCTACAAGCATTGCTACTTGTAACCCCTCAACTGCTAACTCACGCAGGAGAAAGCTATCAGGACGCGCCCGGCGAACCGAACATGCCCAGCGGATCCGACCAGCCGAAGCTATAACGCTCGCGGCTCTTGTACCGGACGTTGCCGGTGTCGAAATCGCCGTCCATGCTGTTTTGCAGCGGGGTACGAACGAAGTGCTTCATGCCGTTCGGAACGTCGGTCGTCAAGAACCAAGCGTTCGTGTCGGTCAAGAAGTGGTTCACGGTGTAACCGCCCGGAATCGAACCCATCGCCTTGAGGGCGTTGATGTCGTTGTCAGCGGTCGCAACACGGAGTTCCGTGTCGAGGAGGCGCTTGGCAGTGAACATCAAAGCCGGGGGCACGACGAGCTTATTGGGCTTCGCCGCGATCAAGAGACCACGCTCGTCGGTCCAACCAGCGATCTGAATGACAGCCGCTTCCAACGAAGTTTCGTTGAGGTCAGAAGCCGTCAAACGGTTGCTGTTGGTACCACCCGAAACAAGCGGATGCGAGGCCGAGAACAACGGTTGTCCGTCACCGCCCACGTAGGACGAGGAGAAGCCATTGTTAAGGACCGAAGCCGCCTTGACCTGCTTCGTGTACGCCATAGCGCGAGCAAGAGCCTTTGTATAACGCTTGCTGAGCGAGTCGTACAGGTTGTCTTCAACCGCTTCTTCCGTGATGGAGAAGCCGAGAGCAATCGTCTCGTGGTTGTAACGAGCAGTCCACGCTTCCTGTGCGTTGTCATACGCAATCGCGTTGCCTTCCGGCTTTACCGGGGCCGCGCTGAAACCAGAAAGCTTGGTCTCTTCTTCAAAGGAACGCTCGGAGGTCTCGGTATCGTAGATCTCCTTGTGCTCCTCACCATAGGACTTGTACTCAAGACCGAACAGGGCATTCAAACCCGGAAGGAGTTCCTTGAGTAATTGTGCACGTGAAATAGCCATTTTTCAGAACTCCTATTAAATACCCAGCGGGTTGTTGTAAGCGTGACCGCCCTCAACCACGCCAGAAGTTACGTACGGAGCGTTAAACTTGACGATAACTTCAGGGTAGTAAACGGTACCGCTCGACTCGAACGCCGTGTCTTCAACAACGTCGATGATACGCATCGGCAACGCACGAGTAGTGGCAGCCGAGCCAACCAACAGACCCTGTTGCGAATCGTTCGTCGTCGTGTTTAGCGTGTTCGCCACAAGAGCCACGTTCAAACCAACGCTTGAATACGTGAAACCCGTCGTGGTCGAAACCACCAGCGAAGCCGTCACACCGACAGCCTTGAACAGAGTGTCCGGGTCGTCAACCACGTACGCAACAATGTACGTACCAGCCTTGACCGCAGTACCCGAAATCCAAGACTGCGAGTAGGTCGGCTGACCCGTCACAGAGGATACGAAGTTACAGCCCAAGAACACGCCAGCAAAGCCAGCGACAGGAGCCGTCGTCGTCGAGGTCGTTACTTCAACAGTGCCGTCCGAAGCAAACTGTAGCGGGTCACCGTAACCGATGCTTGAGGCACCAGAAGCGATACGACGCTGACGGGTCGATCCGGCGAACACCTGCCCACCGATCAGATTGATCGGCTTCAAGCCATAAGGCTTGTCAACGGTAGGATAAGCCATTTGTTACTCCAAAAAAGAAAGTTATTTACCTTTACCGAACGAGGTACTGGACTTGCGTTCATTGAACAGCGGCATCCGTTCGTCGTTCAGCCTCATGAAGTTATTGTCTACGGACTGGATCTGAGCCTTTGCTTGCTGGGCGTAATAATCATCACGCTGCTTCATTAGCTCTTCCGGTGCCTTACACAACAACAGGCCGCCAATCTCAATGTTCCCTTTAAATTTGGAACTCGGATCGGCATGGTGCATCAGTTCCGGATGGTCTTCGGCCTTTACAGGCTCCCAACCTTCACGAAACTTTGCGGAGGTATTCGATGGGTCAGCAGTACCCATGATACTGGTCCGGATATATCGAAAGACCCAGCCCGGCTGCGGGTTTGGTGCCGGTAGCGTCTGAGGCGGGGTCCAAGTTTTGTTGCGCTGCGCGGATTCTCGACTTTCGAGTTCACGTGCGAGTCTGTTTTCAGCCATTTTAGTTACTCTCCAATTTCATCAATTCACGGGCATACTGCTCATTACTCAGTCCCAGCTTTTTAGCTAGGGCTACCTGAGTCGGCGTCAGACGAATCTGACGTGGCGCGGACGACCGCGTGACGGGTGCAACCACATTGGCTGGTTTTGTGCGAGTTGGCTTTTCAGCTTCTCTCGTTTGAGTCGGCTCCTCCTCGAAATAATCGGGGAATCGCTTCTTCATCGTCGCGTTAACTCGGTCGTAGTATTCGTCGCTACGCGGATCGACTCCAGACCGGACCAATTTTTCATGCAGTCCCAAAGCGAGGGCGGTCATCTCCTCGTCGTTGCCAAACCACGGATTTTTGTCCTTCCACGCCTCGGCTTTTGGGTCGATGGCGGGTTGAGGTGCCGTGGGCACTTGGTACTGTTGATTTTGTTGTACACCTGTGTCCTCTTCTTGTAAAGAGGGACGAAAGTTTTCGTACTGCTTAATTTTAAGCTTAGCTTCCGTCAGGACTTCTTGGGCATCGGTTATCTTTTCAGCATCTCCTGACTCATAAGCCTGCTTAAGGCGCTCTTTAGCAACCGCTAAGTCATTAGTAGCCGACTTGGTGACTTCTTGGAAATAGGCCTTCTCGCCATTGCCAAGTCGTTGTTTTAATTGACGAATCTCTTGTTCCCGCAACTGGGCAAACCGGAACGCTTCCTCGCGCTCACGCAGCGCACGTTCTTTCTCACGGCGCTCGTCGTGCCACACCTTTTTCATCTGGGAAAGGCGCTTCTTAACCTTATCGGAATACTCCTCAAGGTCATCCTTCTCCAGTTCGTCTACTACCTCTTTCGGCAGTGGAACACGACCACGGTCTTGTGGCGGGGTATCGTCTTCGACCTGAACCTCAAATTCAGGTTCTGCTTCGGCTTTCTGAGCCGAGGCTTCCTGCTCTACTTCGTCAGGAAACTTATATTCTTCGTTAGCCATTGATTACTCCTTATGCGCGACGGATGCCACGGGGGTCATCGACCACCGCTTCTACCGTGTCGTCGTTGATGATGCGGAACTCTCGACCGTGGATAACCACGCGGGTGCCCGAGTAGGGACGGGTAAGGACAAAATCGCCTTCCTTACACCACGGACCAGTGGGGAACCGGTCCTTATCTGCATAGCAGAGGTCGCCCATCTTGATAACGAACAAGACCACAGTGGTCTGCTCTTCAACTTTGCGGGTGTCTTCTGCTTTGATGATGCCCCCGTCAAACTCTTCTTCTACGTGCGGAACCGCACACAGAATTCGATAGCCTCGGGGTTCTGGCAGGAGTTTGGCCTTGGCGGCTTCTTCCTGTGTCTTCTCTACGTCAATACTGCTCATTCTTCGTCCATCCTTTTTGCAAGGTCTTTGATGTAGCTAACAGCGAGGTCGAGACCCTGTAACGCCCCACATAGCCTTTTGTATTCACCCTCACTCAGACTTCCTGTAGTGATGGTTGCAACTATTGTCATGCGCTCTTCTTGGATTTTTGATTCCAAGTACTCCAGAGCGTTTGAATAAGACATTTATTCCTCCTGCGGTTTCTCCGTTCTTTGCTGTACAGCTTCACGCTGCATGTCTGCGGCATCCCGAGCCTTGCCGATTTCAAGTCCTAGGCGCACTCCTTCCATCTGCTGTTTGGCAGACAGAGCGGCCTTGTCCTTCTGGATATCCACACCAAGCCGTGCGGCTTCAAGCTGCTGACGACCAGAGATTTCGGCTTTGCGAAGCTCCAACTCGTCTGCCTTGGCAGCGGCATCCATGACATCTTTCTGCTGTTTGCGTTGGATCTCGGCTTGCTGGATTTGGGATTCGATCTGCATCTGCTGCGCTTTCGTTTGCGCCTGAAGTTGCTTGATCTGCAAATCCATCATCTGCATCTGAACCAGCGGGTCTTGTTGCTGCTGAGCAGCCTGTTGCATCTGCGCTTCGGCCTTGTCCTTCTGAAGAACTCGTGCGGCAGCGGCGGCTGACAACTGCGACAACTGTGCCTCGAATTCAGGCGGCAGGTCGTACTCTTCTCGGTTGTCTTGCGGAAGCGGGGGCAAGGCTGCGCCAAGCTGCTTCTCGATTTCGCGGCGGTATTGGAAGGCTACGTGCTCCATGATGTGAGCTTGCAGCGCCGCCGTAATCTGCTGAGCCATCGGGTTTTGCCCGATTTGCTGAGCAATCTTTGGGTCTTGTCCAAGCGCCATGTGCACAGCGATGTGTGCCTCGTGGTCTTGGTACATGAACGCTTTGACTGGTTTGCCCGTCATCACATCCATGTTCTCAGTAATCGGATCGCGAGGCTTCGCATCTGCTGCCAACGGCACGATACGATCCGCATTCTTCACGCCCAACGTCTCAATCATCTGCCGGTGTAGATATGGCAGATCGTAGAGTTGCGGCGCAGTTTGAGATAACTGGAGAACTGCTTGGTACTGCACCACCTTCTGCGACATGGTTGACGCATTGGGGTCTGATACCGGGATGACATCTACGTCATCGTAGTCTTCTTTCTTCGCCTTGCGATCACCAACCTCTGGTTCGTAATCGTATTCGCCCGGCGTGTTATCTCGGATGATCCCTGCAAGCAGTTTGAACTCCTGCTTCATCGCGTAATACACGCGTGCCTGCACCGCCGTCATCACCTTGAGCACGCGCTCAAGCACAGCCAGCGTAGTGCCGACCGGAGCTTGCGAAGACATATCCGAGATCTTCAGGTCCGACACCGCAGCGAAGCGGCGCCCTTCCTCAACGATCTTGTCCATAAGAAGAGAAAGAGTTTGACTCGGCTCTTTGTACGGAAGCGGCAGGATGTTGTCGCGGATCGCGCCTGACGGAATATCTACGTCTCGGAACTCGCCGGGGGCGATGGGAGTGTCGTCTCCTTTAATTCGCAGGCCTCTTGATTTGAGACCACCCGGAAGGTTGCTGAGTGTTCCAGCGTCGACAAGCTGCCTAAGAAGTGATGTAGCTGCTTTAGAGTGTCCACCGATAAGGTGGATGAGACCAAAGTAGTAAAACCCGAAGCCGGGGATGTAACCATAATGAACAAAGTGCTGTCGTCGCGCTTTGAGCTTGTCATCTTCTTTCCAATTCCTACGAATGGCTAAGACTGTTCCCGTTCCCTTCTCAATCGTAATGACGTATGGAAGAGCTATCCCCGTCTCGTTGTTGTCCTTATCGACATCCGGATATCCCGGCAGGTCGAGGTTGACGTGCATCTCCAGCAACTGGAACCGGTCGTCCATGCTGGCCGAGAACCCTTGGTCCTCTGCCTTCTGCTTCTCTACCTCGTCCATGACGCGCATCGGCTCACCGAGGTCAACGTCACGATAGAACCCAGCGTACTGAAGCTTCTTCAGTTCATTCTTCGTCTTACGCATCCGGTGCGTAACACGGTCAGATGTTTCTAAGTTAGCCGCGCCATACGGCACGATGATGTCTTCGGCTGGAATATAGATTGCGGTTTGACGGTCGAGGCTTGGATCAAAATACACCTTCTTAAAGGCGTTACCGGCGAGGGCAAGACTCAGCAGGAGTCGTTCGTGCTCCGGGCGGTACTCCTTCATCACTTCCGTGAGTTGGTAATTCATGTCATCAGCGACACGAATGGCAGAGTCACGCTTCTCCGGTGTCTCTTTACCAACGATCTTGGCCTTGACCGGACCCATCGCTGGAAAGGTCTCCATGATCGTTTCAGATTGGAACTTGACCGCGCTCTCCATGAGCAAGGGGTGAAATACACCACACGCACCCGGCCACGGCTCAGTACGCTCTTCGTACCGGATGCCGAGAATCTTCAAACCTTTGACGTAGGTATCCAGCCAATCTTTGCGGCTGGAGAGGTCTTGCTCGTAGTTGCCGATGAGTTCGGACGCGAGGGACTGAAGCTCACCCTCATTCATGAAGTCCGCAAGGTTAGCGTCGAAATCCTCTGCACGAGGCTCGGCCTTTGCCATCTCAATGACCATGCCATCCATACCAATGGACACGCTCTCCGGGTCTTCAATCATGATCTCAATCGCGGGTTCTTCTGCCGCGATAGCCTCAAGACCCAACGGAGCCTGCATCAAACTTTTATCGACGGCCATTTAAAATCTCCTAGTAGTACCCTTCGCGCCTGTGGCTCTTGAACCATTTCGTCGGTTCTGGCTCATCATTCGGCAAGCGAATAAACCCTCCCTGTCGGAACCGCAGGAGAGCGAGTGTCGTGGAGTCCACCAAGTCATCGTGTGTGCCTGATGGAAAATCGTTACATTCTTCGACCACTTCCCATGCCCAGCGCCGGTCAGGTACCCAGACTATACCTGAAGAAAACAAGTCAGATACGGCGTTAACACGGCTGATCTTGTCTTGACCCTTGCTCGGTGTGAACTCTGACAGTGGCACACCCATACGACGCATCTCCTGATACAGGGCCGCGCCGTTAGATTTCTTTTCAACAATAAAGGTGTCCGGGTTCCACTCCTTGTACTGCTCAAGCACCATCGCTTTTAACTCGGGGAACTCCAGTCGCTCCTTTATAGAGTTGAGTAGGATGATGTTGTAGTTCTGAGTGGACTCATTCTTGAACACGCCCCACGTGGTGAGGGCATTGAAGTCCGACCGATTGGATTTCTCCTGCGCGGCGTCGAGACTCATAATGACATGTTCACAAGGTGGCGGATTTTCTGGCTCCCAGACCTGCCACCACTCTCTCTTTATAAGAGCGCCTTCCTCCGAAGTCGGCTCCTGCATGTACTGGGCTTGCCAGTACCGCACGTCCATACTGGCCTTTTTAGCCAGCAATTCTTCAATCGTCCAGAACTCAGGCCAGAGAGGCTTTTCGTTCAAAATCGCAGGAAATTCCACGACTTCCCACTGATCTGCCTCTTCCTCGCGGATCATGTGGTCTGTAATTTTTCCGGTAAGGTCTTGTTTTGACCATCGCGTCATCACGACGATGATCGCGCCACCCGGCATCAGTCGTTGGACCGGTCCTGATTGGAACCATTCCCACGCAGGATCAAATACGTCGGGGCGTCCTTGCTTGGCATCTTGCTCGGAATGAGGATCGTCAATAATAAATAGATCGGCACCGCGACCAGCAAGAGCACCGCCCACACCAATAGCGAAATACTCACCATTAAAATTAGTGCCCCACCGAGAAGCACTTTTACTATCCGCCTGAAGCTCAACATTAGGGAAAATGTCACGATAACTCTCCGATCCCACAAGGTTTCTGACGCGCCGACCGAAGTTCACTGCCAAATCGGCAGTGTGGGAGGCCATAATCACCTTTTTGTGCGGAAATTTGCCCAAAAACCACGCCGGGGCGAGATAACTAATCATCTCTGACTTGCCATGACGCGGGGCGATGTTCACGATCACCCGTTTCTTCTTGCCTTCAGCAATTTCCTCGAAGATTCGGGCTAGTTTTCGGTGGTGTGGCCCCACTTTGTAGCCCGGATACACGTGACCGATGAAATCTAGGAAGGAATCCTTGCCTTTGGCCTGCGTAAGCTGCTGCTGATACTGTTTTAGTAGGTCAGCGACACGTCGTTTCTCCTTGTCCGGCATCGTAGGCAGGGCAAGTTTGAGTTTTTGCAGGTTTTCTTGGGTTAGTTGCACGATTTTACGTCGCTGCTCTCTTCAATAACCCTGTATTCGATGCCCTCTAGCACCGACAGAAGCTCTTTTTCGACCTCTTCGATGGGCTTAATGATGTGTGTGACTTCGCTACGCTTCTTAAATGCGTCGATTCCGTCCACTTCGCCCAGTGCTTTCAATGCATTGATGCGAGTTTTGAGATCATCGGCCTGCTCAGCCGCTTCAAATAGCTTGTTCACGACGTAGAGTTTGAAGTCAGATAGTTCCTCCACGATCATGTGGTTGTACCGGGCGGCTAACCCTGCATACAACGCGATGGTTTCGTTCGGATACTTCGCAAAATCCGGTCGGACTTTGGGGTTCTCGACCATCTCCTTGGCCAAACTGACCGCGCTCTCGGCGTCTTCGTCGTTAGGGCAAATTGGTTGCCCAGTGGCGTCGGAGAAAAACCTAATAGTGTTAGCCCGCATCTGAAGTTCTTCAGCCGGGGACAAGTCCGGAAGAGCCTCCGCCATGTTAGCTGGCAGCGGGACGGCCTCTTCTATATCAGGCACAAGCATGTCCATATGTGGAATATATAGAAAAATGAGCATGGAACCAAATTTGATGACGGGGGGTGTTTCTATATGAGGGGGGTGGGGTCTGCCCAGCCGAGATTTGGAAAATGTGTGGTGATTTGTGTGCATTCAAATGTACGTAGGCAGCGCGGGACTCCGACATGTATAGCGGGGGGTGGCGGGGTAGTGGGGTCGCGCCTAGCCCGATTTCTTTGATCGCGCTGCACCATGGCTAACTGTGTAGGCCAGGGCGACTAGGCCGCGCTGCGCATTGCCTAACAAATTTGTTAGGCGCGAATTCTTTGATCGACTGCGCATTGCCTAACAAATTTGTTAGGCGTCGCCCCATATGTAACGGATACTTGACCTATCACGCGGCCTCGCCTATACTTGTCTACGTGATCAAGGTGATCACATAGCAACCAACTAACGAGGAATACGACGATGACGAAGTTAAGCAAGAAGACCGCGACGGCGAAGGCCGCGAAACAGGCCGCGAAGGTGGAGAACATCAAGCGCCTCGCCGCACTGGTGAAACAGGGCTTGAAGGCCGCAGGTAATGAAGAGGCCGCACTGGCCGCGCTCCATGCCGAATACATAAAGCCCTTGCAGAACGAGCAAGGCTATATCGATGACGCGCACCGCGCCGCATTCAAGGCCGTGAGCAAGGCCGTCAAGGTCTACGTTACTGACTGGTACTTGTCCGCGCCTCGCGTCGTTTTGGGTAAGGCCTACGACGTCGATGCGCTGCGCGCCATGTATGCAACAGGTACAGGCGAGGTCTACCGCATGGCCGACAAGGCTATCGGCATGAAGGCATGGCGGTACGTGAATGCGCACATTACGCGCAAAGCGAAGGCCGAAACAGGCGCAGCGGGTAAGACCTTGCAGACTGCTATCGCCCGGAGCAAGGCCTCGAAGGGTAAGGGCAAGGCCGCGAAGGTCGCACCAGAATTGTCCGCGCCGCAACTGCTCGAACAATTGGTAGCCGCGCTCCGCAAGTTATCGCCGCAGTCGCGAATCGTTCAGGCGAACGAAGCCCGGAACCAATTGGTAGGCCTGATCAATGAAGCCCGCAGCGCGATCGACGGCCAGCCTCGCAAGGCCGCGAAGGTCAAAGCCTCGAAGCCTCGCAAGGTTGTCGCGGTCGAAGCCCCGGCCGCCGTTCAGTAACACAAGCCCACATCACACTGACCACGTTAGCCCCGTCGCGAGACGGGGCTTTTTTTTGTCTCGCGATCACAAGGTCGCGACAACGCACGAGCGCGGCGCGGCCATAGGCCGCGCTGTCGCGAGACCAGTTACTGGCGAAGCCAGTTCCCGAGACCAGTTCCCTCTGCCTCAAGCCCTTCTCCACGCGCCCACGCATTGCCTGACGCCGTTTTTGTTCCGTGGAACAAGGTTTGTGCCAAGAATTCACTTTAACGGCACAAGGTTGTGCGTTGATTTTATTAGAGAAAATGACGTTTGTGCCGGTTGTGCCAGACTTTGCGTGGCAGGGCGAGGAATTACGGCAGAACCGGGGGAGCGAAGACCGGCAGCGCGGATCGTAAATTTCCCCCGTGGAAATCACTCTCTACCTAATTCTCTGGAACAACGGCACAAACCGTATCCATATCTCTCTATCTCTATATCTATATATAAAGTACTAACTAATAGAATCAATAACTTACAGCACTTTTCCTTTTTTTCGTTCGGCAACCGCCACCCGAATTCCGTTCCATATATAAACCCAACTAGACACAAACCTCGGAACACCCGGCACAAAGCCTAACAAACTTGTTAGGCACAGCCACAGCACCATTTGACTCATTAGTCAATATTTGTTAACATATCTTCCGTGGTGGGCGACTCCACCTCGCAGCAACAACGCCTAACAAATTTGTTGGGCACAACCAGAGGGAACGACGATGAGCAAGAGCAAAACAAGTGGTAGCAACGGTCGCATCATTTACGAGGGCGCATCGTTGTTAGACGGCGCACCCATTGTGGTGATCGCCATCGGGTTCGACACGGCTAGCAGCAATCGCAAGACCGGCGACATGATCCAGACCTACATCATCAGGCAGGACATGGCTCCCATCGCGGCAGCGCAGACCGGCAAGGACTTCTCTATCTGTGGGAGTTGTATCCATAGAGGCAGCGTGGTGGTGAACAGTGACGGTGAGTCTAAAAATGTAGGGCGTACCTGTTACGTCAATCTCGGGCAGGGTGCGACCTCCGTCTACAACACTTATCTACGCAACGGCTACCCATACTGGGACGACAACGCAGAACCAGACTTGACCCATGGCCGCATGGTGAGGCTCGGCACATATGGCGACCCGGCGGCTGTACCTGTCGAGGTCTGGCGGTCGCTCCTGCGTGGCTCTTCTGGGCATACCGGGTACACGCATCAGTGGCGCGACCCTCGCATGGCCAAGTTGCGCGAGTTCTGTATGGCATCGACAGACACGCCAGATGAGGCAGCGGTCGCACAAGCCAAGGGGTGGAGGACGTTTCGGGTAGGGCTGCCCTCGCATCCCATGCGGCAAGACAACGAAGCACTCTGCCCTGCATCGGCAGAGGCAGGGAAGAAACTCACATGCGCACAGTGCCGTGCCTGTGATGGGACTTCAACCGCTCGGCGTGGCTCCGTATACATACCGGCACATGGCGGGTTCGCCGTGATGGCCAACATCAAGAAGCGTGACGCAGCGTTGGCTGCGTGAGAGATGGATAACAAATTTGTTAGGCAGGAGGAAGTGTGATGGGTAAGAAATTACAAGTGTTGGTGGTGTTCGAGTTCGATGGCATCGACGACCCGAATAGCGTCGAAGCAGAAATGGTGACCGACGAGATCGCTCACGAGATCGAACGTGTGGTGCAGGGTGAGTGGCAGTCCCCGATTAATTCGGTGACAGCATGGGTACAGGACGTGACGATTCGCGAAGGGGAGGAAGTGTGATGACAAGTGTCAAAAGAGAAATAGAGGAACTGCTTGGCCGTCTCACTGAGAGTGAGCAGAACGATCTGCTGCAATCGCTGCGTGAGCGATACAAGAGAGAGCAAGACGAACTACAGACGGCTATGAATGCGGCGGGACGTATCGTCGAGCCGCCCAAGCGTGACGAGTGGGTCAACTGGGGGAGGAAGTAATTATGCAAACATTTCTACCATCACCATCCTACGCAGAGTCTGCGCAGATACTGGACTACAAGCGACTGGGCAAGCAGCGGGTCGAGACCAAGCAGATTCTGCTAGCCATGCCCAAGACCACAGGCGGGTGGCGTAACCACCCGGCTACCAAAATGTGGCGCGGTCACGAGGTCAGTCTTTGCCAGTATGGCCTAGCCATGTGTTGGGAATGGCAGCGTCGTGGGTACAAGGACTCGCTCCATGATTTCTTTGCCACTGCACTGTTGCAGTACGAGGAGGACGGGCGAACGTTCATGCCGCCGCAGTGGTTGGGCGACGAGGCTATCCATGCATCGCACCGCTCGAACTTGCTACGCAAAGACCCGGAGTTTTATGGGACGTATGGGTGGAGTGAATCCAACGATCTGCCCTACGTGTGGCCTGTGCAATAGGAGTACGACGATGAGTAACAAGGAACAGCCGAAGTGGAAACTGAAGTTTCTGACGGAGAAGGAACTTCTCAAGTGGTACGGCGAACGATGCGAGGAGCAGCAGCCGGGGTGCCCGGTCTGTGAGGCGTGGACTCGTCACGATCTGATCAACCACTGGAAGTGGCAGGACGCGAACACCCGTGTCGGGTTGGAGTATGACGCTTGGAAGGAGAGCAACGATGCCAAGAGCAAAGCGTGAAGAGTACCGAGTGCCACCGCGTGGCACGTTCACTGGGTTCCGTTACGAGAACGCCGAGACTCTGCACATGACCGGCAAGGAATGGAATGAGTTAGCACAGCAATACAAGTTCAAATGGAAAAAAGTGGGCGACCCCCGTGAAGGCATCCGTGATTTGTGTGGGGGTGGCTATGAAGTGTGGTTGTGATGGAGCGTGAGACAAAACCCGTTTGATTTTTGTAGCGCCGAGTTTGACTCATTAGTATACATTTGTTAACATATCTTCCGTCGAGTGAATCAACCCGCCTAACAAATTTGTTAGGCACAACAACGAGGACATGACGATGAGCATTGAGAGTCAGTTAGCGACACCGGAACACATCACGACGCTGCGTGACTGCGCAGTGCAGGGCAACCTTGAGATTCGTGTGTGGTTGGGTCAGAAGCAGGACGACACGTTGAGCGAGGAGGTCACCGCATCCAAGGGTGCAGCCTCTGGCAGTGCCAAGGTGCAGAAGAATCTACTGGCAGGATGCCGCGAACATGACGCGATCCTCAAGTACCGCAGCCGTGCGTACAACTGGTTCAAGGCCAAGTCATGGCCGTACGTAGGGTCGTCCGGTTTGATTCCGAACTACGACATACCGAATGTGTTGAACGAGTACGACAACGTGATCAAGCCGCAGTTCATTCAGTTGGTCGATGCGTTTTGTCTCGCATACAACGACATCAAAGCGAACTACGCATTCACCATGCAGGGCAGGATGTACGACCCGAGTGACTATCCTGATGTGTCGTTCGTGCGTAGCAAGTTCGATATCAACTTGTTCGTGCAGAGCATTCCCGAGTCTGACTTTGGTCAGAAGATATCGACGGACGTTGCTGCGCAGTTGAGCGATCACTACTCACGACAGGCAGGGCGGTTCATTCAAGAGACTGCCGACAAACAGTTAGCACAGTTGGCCAAGGTCATGCAGTCGATCAGTCACACTTGTGACGTGGACGTACGAGAGGAGCAGGGCGAGACCAAGGTCACGCGCCGTCGCTTGCACGAGTCCACGCTTGAGAAGGCGATTGAGTACTGCGATCTGTTCAAGCACTTCAACCCGTCGAACAGTGCGCGGTTGGAAGGCATACGGGCTGATCTCGAAGTCGCACTGAAGGGAATCAACATCAAGGCACTGCGTGACAGTGATGCGCTCCGTGCCACGGTGAAGAGCGAAGTCGATGACATCATGAAGAAATTTGGCATCTGATCTGCCTAACAAATTTGTTATACAACCAGAGGAAACAACGATGGCTATCAACCTGACAACAACCCTCGACATCAACGAGGTGGTGCGACTCATTGCTACGGTGGGCAAGTCGCTGTCGATCTTGATCTTGTCCGAGCCGGGTACAGGCAAGTCGAGCGTCCTGCGTCAACGTGCGATTGAGAACGGTGACAAGTGGCGTGACGTGAAGGACAACTTCCCCGAGGACAAGTATCAGTACGTGTACGTCGATGCACCGAACAAGCGTGACGGTGATCTGTTCATGAACATGCCCGAGCGTGACACGAAGAGCATCGAACAGTACACCACCTCGCTCATCGACATGAACGACCCGCGACCCAAGATCATCATGATTGACGAGGCACTCAAGGTGCTGAAGTCCATGAAGCCGCTGTTCACTCGCTTGGTCTTGGAGCGTTGTGTCGGTGACAAGAAGTTGCCCGAGGGTAGCGAGGTGTTCCTCACGTCCAACAACGTGAGCGACGGTGTCAACGATACGATTGAGGCACACTTTGGTAACCGTATCTGTAAGGTGCAGATGCGCAAGCCGAGTGCAGAGGTGTGGGCTAACAACTGGGCGACAGCCAACGGCATCAGTGCGATCACCCGTGCTTGTGTGGCGATGAACCCGCGTGTCATGGCGAGTTACTTGGACGGTGAGTCTGCCAAGGAGAACCCGTACATCTTCAACCCCAAGACCAACCCGGTCACGTTCGTATCGCCGCGCTCCCTCGCGCTGATGGACGTAGCGGTGCGCAATCGCGTGGTGCTTGGAGAAGATGTCACCCGCGCAGCCATCGAAGGTACGTGCGGTGCAGCGTTCGCGAGTCTCATGTCGTCGTTCATTGCACTGGAGAAGGAGTTGGTCGATCCGCGCAAGCCGTTGACCAAGCCAGACGATACGCCGCTGCCGACAAACCCGGCTGCACTGCTCATGCTCATGTACAACATGGCCGACCTTGTGCAGACGCAGGATGAGTTGTCGAACGCGATGAAGTACATCGTGCGTGTCGAGTCGCGTGAGTTGCAGTGCGTGTTTGCAACGATGATCACCGACAACGTGCGCACGGCGAAGTTGGGATCGATGAATCCCAAGGTCAAGGATTGGATGGTCAAGAACTACCGGGTCGCCCGGTAAGGAGTGGGTCATGCAAGTTTATCCTACATACGCAAAGCAGCCGGTTGATCTCGACCGGCTGCAAGACAGACTGACCAAGGCACACGTCAAGTTGATGACGCACCCTGAGACAAGTCTGTACGCAGGTGTCATGGTGATGGGCAAGAGCGAGTTCACCTACGACATCCCCACCGCTGCGACGGATGGTATCAACAAGTTCTACAACCCTGAGTTCTGCGCGGGGCTGAACGATGCACAGTTGCGGTTCGTGGTGATGCACGAGGCGTTTCACATCGCGCTGCGGCATCTGACTCGTCACCCTGAGTACTTCAAGGAAGATCAGTGGACGGCGAACATGGCAGCGGACTACGTAGACAACGCACTGATCATGGCTTTCCAAGACAAGACACTGTGTGAGCCACCTCCGCACGTCGTGCTGTACGACAAGAAGTACGAGGGTTGGTCATTCGGTGAGGTGTACCGTGACCTCAAGCAGAACCCGCCACCCAAGCGTAAGCGGCAGGGTCAAGGCCAAGGTCAGGGGCAAGGTCAAGGACAGGGGCAGGGCAACCCGCAGGAGGAGAGCGGTACGCTCGACCACCATGACTTGTCCAAGATCGACAACCTGACTGCGGAAGAGCAGAAGGAGTTGATCAACCGAGTCGAGCAAGCGTTGCAGCAGGGTGGGATGTTGGCCGGGAAGATGGGACAGAAGATGCCCCGTGCCGTGTCAGATTCGCTCGTGCCCAAGGTTGAGTGGAACGATGTCATGCGTGAATTCGTGGTCAACCAGACGCAAGGCAAGGACGATGACATCTCGCTGCGTCGTCTCGACCGACGATGGCTGACGATGGACATGATCATGCCGACGAGTGTGGCTGAGACTGTGGGTGAGATCGTGTTCGCGTTCGACACGTCTGGTTCGATTGATGACAAGCAGATCGCAGAGGGAGCGTCAGAGATTCACTCTCTCGTCCAGACTGTTCAGCCCGAGCGTGTGCGTGTGTTGTGGTGGGACACGATGGTGCATTGTGAGCAAGTGTTCACGCCCGAGCATTACAACGACATCGTCAAGTTGCTCAAGCCCGAGGGTGGCGGTGGCACGGTGGTCTCGTCAGTTAGCAAGCACGTGCGAGAGGCAGGGCATCGACCGGACTGCGTGGTGGTGTTCACTGATGGCCACGTTGAGAGCGAGATCGATTGGGATGGGATGCCGCCGACACTGTGGGTGGTGACTCAGCGCAAGAGTTTCGACCCGCCTGTGGGGCGCGTCGTTCAGTACAACAACGATTGAGGAAACTACGATGAACAAGATTTACGACCCCTCCGTATCGGAGAAGGAACGGATCGCGTTGATGATGTCTGACTTGTATCGTCCTGCTCTTCACATTGCGTCGAAGATGCAGATGCAAGTGTCGGCATACAAGCGGTCTCCAGTTGGAGCGACGATACTAGAGTTCATGTCGCACGGCGTTATGGTGCTGCGTGTTATACAGAATGGAGATCAATACTCCGCACACATAATCAGCAGCGTCAAAAGTATCAGTGGGTTTGAGACAGTCATCGAAACCAACAAGCCCATGTATCTGGCCAAGGCCATCACGAAGGATACGACCAAGGCGTGGGACAAACTGATGGATCGTATTCGCGATGCAGAACTTTTGCTTCCAAATTTCATAGAGGGTCATGTCCGCTTGGGGTACAACGGTCTGGTCAGTGATCGCAAGATACACATGAACTATCGGGAGTCACTGAACAGTTCAACGTTGGCTGCACTGGTGGAGGTGTACTTCAACGAGCGTAACGCGATTGACGTGCGTCCCGACATTCGTGAGGCATTGGAGACGGTGCGCAACGAGCGTGACCGACGCGAGAACTACCGCAGGGAAGTCAACGGACAGATGCGTCGTATGTTCGAGCCGCGCAAGTGGTTCGTTACCTACAAGCAGACGTTTGGGTACACCGTGCGACAGATTGACATCGCGCATTCGTGGGAGGTGATTCAGAAGGAGACTACCCACGACATCGGTGGCAAGCCGGGGATCGTGGAGACTGTACCCATGCAGTTCTTCCGTAGTCTGGAGGATATGCCCGAGGCACTGAAGTCAGAGATTCTGCCGTCGCTGACCTACGCCAAGTTGCATATGCACAGCCGTCACCATGAGTTGAAGTTCGATACGGAGCCACACGATCTCGTGCCGCACATTGAGGGATACAAGTCAATCATGTCGGCAGACACGGGTGTGTCGTACCTGACGTACGACAACATGCGATCAGTAATGATTGATGCGGGTTGATCATGAAGAGTCTGATAGTGACCTGTAGGAGTACGCACTATGTTGTCGAGTCGCGCTATCCGAATGGGGCTACCCGATACCTCACTGACAGAACCCTGCCAGATGAGATCAAACATAAGTTGGGACTTTTGATGTTTGGCTCTAAGGACAAAACGGTTGGGTGGTACGTGGGGGAGCAACTGGATTGGGTAGGCGATACCCCCAGTGCCCCACGGACATTCGTTGTGCGCGTTGGTGAAGATACATATGAACAAGTCATAGGAAGGGTTGGTCGTGACACCGGAAGCGAAAGTGAAAGCGAAGGTCAAAAAGATTTTGAATGAACTGGGCTGCTACTACGTGATGCCAGTGACAGGAGGATACGGGAACAGCGGCGCACCGGATTTTATTGTATGTAAAGAAAGTTTGTTCTATGGTATAGAGTGTAAGGCGAACGGTGGGAAGCCCACCGCACTGCAACTAAAGAACCACGATGACATCCGTCGAGCGGGTGGAGTCGCACTAGTGATCGATGAAACAAACGTAGACAACCTACGCAAGGAGTTGAGCCATGGCTAGACCACCACGATATCCGCAATCCAGACTTCTCAAAGAACTGCGGGAAATTGGGACTGACCTCGTCAACAAGCCACCACACTACACGGCGGGTGGTATCGACTTCATCGACTTTGCTGAAGCCAAGGGTCTGACCGAGAACGCTTACTTGTTCAACGTAGTGAAGTACGTTGTCCGTGCAGGGAAAAAGGAAGGCGTCGATCCGGTGCAGGACTTGGAGAAGGCAGAGTTCTACCTGAAGCGCGAGATAGCGCGGAGGAAACGGGCGTGATCAAGTGGTTACTTGGTTTTTTCAGAAGGGCAGATGAGTTTCGCAAAAAAGAATGGTCGCACGTGCCGCCCCCTGCGTGGGGAGCGAAGCGTAGCGGGAGGGATTACTGGTGAGATCATTACAAGATATGTTCAAAGACGCACTCGCAAACATCGAGGGCGACAAGTTTGACGATGCCATACCAGATTTAAATACGATCATCGAACTGCATCCGCTTGTTGTAGCGTCCTACGTACAACGTGGCCGAGCGCATTGGTCT